AAATATTTATTGAGAATATTAATATCCAGCAACAAAAGGAGGAGCAATTGTGAATGAACCGTCGATATATTCATCAACCCAGTAGTCACAAACAAAGTTTGCAGTTACGTTCGCCAAGATACCTTGTCCTTCATAAGTAAGAGAAGGTGAAGAAACTGCTTTTAATTGACAGTTTTGGAAAGTTACTCTTCTAAGAACTAAACCTTTCTTATCGTGTTGGTTAACGATCAAAGTTCCAACAGTATCTGCCTTATAGTGCAAATAACCGTTTTGAGAATTCCAAGCTAAATCATACCAAGCTCTAAGTGCAGCCCAAGTTTCCATCGATCCATTGTTGTTTACGTTAACATTGAACGATACGGCCAAATCTTCGATGTGAGTTTCACTAGGTCCAGCATTTATGAAAGCTCTAGTTGAGTACTTCCATCTTTGGTTAGAAACACCAAGAGTCTTGTTTGTTGTATTCAAGTCAATTGATAAAGCTTGTTGTAGAAACAAAATTGGGTCTCTACCTTGAGCCTGTAGTATTGTAGGTAACACGAATGTAACCTCAAACAGGTTTAAATATACTGGTTCTTGTGGGTTAGTACCCGGACCACCAGGAGCTCCAGCTACTTGTAACTGGGTAAAATGTGGAAGCGGCATAATTATTTTTTTATTTTTTGTTTAATCGTTTTAGCAATTATGAATTATATATTTTATCTATAATTGCCTCTATCTAATTACATTGTTATATATTCATATAAAAAAACGACTTTTTTCTAAATGAGAAATAAAACAATTAATTTTTTTAAAAAAACAAACATAGAGAGTGAGACTATAAGTATATATACCTAAAAAATAATCAAAATCAAATGTCAAATAATAAAGAAATGTCAGAAGAAGATTTTTTGAAAAAGCATCTTGAAGAAAGAGAAAAAAAATCTACTGATTTCAACCCGGCCAAGACAATGGCAGAGCAAGTAACTATTCAAAGTGCTGATAACACAAAAGTCTCTGACCTTCAGTTTTTCCATTTTGACATCAAGGATTTACCTTGTGGTAAATTTTATCCAGCCGGAACATCATTAATGATCAGACCGGCTATGGTTAAAGAAATTCAAGCATACTCAATGGTTGACGATAACAATTTTTATGATATCGTTGAAAAAATGAATGATATGCTTCAATCTTGTGTGAGAGTAAAATACTCAAATGGTAATGTAGGCAGTTATCTTGATGTTAAGGATCAAGACAGATTATATCTAGTATTCACAATAAGAGAGCTAACATTCCAAAAAGGAAATACCTTAGCAGTCACTGTTCAACACGGTACCGGTGAATCACAAATTGAACTGATTCGAGATAACTTTAAATTCCACGAGATTGATGAAAAACTTGAAAAATTCTATAATAAGTCTAAAAATTGCTATATGTTTAAAACAATAAATGGAAAAGAGTTTGAATTAACACCACCTAACATTGGAATTCAAAAAGCATTTACCGACTATATCATTAAAGAAAATAATGAAAACAGAACTCCTAACTTAGCTTTCTTAAAAATTATACCATTTATGCTAGAAGGTCGTAATTCAATTACATATGAAGGAATCAAAGCTAAATTAAAAGAGTTTGAGGAAATGGATGATATTTCTTTTCAGTTTTTAAATGCGGCCGTTGGAAAAATGACATTTGGTATAAAAGAACTTGTTAAAGTAATAGACGGAGAGGAGGTCCGTGCCGAAATGCAATTTCCCAACGGAGCGTCAGGTATTTTCGTTGTTCATGATGCCTTTGAAGCCTTTATTGAAAAATAAGCTTCTTTTACAAAAACACTTTCACGTTAACGAATTTTGTTTAGATCAATGGCCTTTTTGGATGTTAGAAGAAAACATAAAAATTGTAAATGAACTAAATGAAGAAGAAGAAAAACAAAGAAAACAAGACGAAGAATCTCAACAAAAATCTTAATTTCTGGGTTTTTTTATGTTTTTAGTGTCCACTTCTTATTTCCAGCGTTGTAAATTCTATAAAATCCCCATTCTTCCATAATTTCTTTCTCTGTTTTAGACATATCACAACCAAGTTTTTTGAGTCTTGATTTTCGCCAATTAAAACGATTTTCTCTCTTTTGATCTATAACATACCAGTATCCGGGTGTTGAAGAATGTTGATAATTGAACCCTAATTGTCTATACATATTACCATCAGAAATCAAGTTATCTGAGTAAGTCTCAATTGAAATTGGATTATATTTTTTTAGAAAGTAATTAAGTAGCTTAGAAGAACCTCCTACAACTGTAATGTAAGCTTTGTTGCAAAATCTGGTAAGTTCATAAACACCTTCTTTGTGTTTGCCACCTAGAGGTAATCTCAATTTAGAAAATGTCATTAGTGAAACTAATTGGTTTTCAAAAAACAAACCAACACGAATAGATGACTTACAATCCCCTTGAAAATGATTATCATTTAAGAAGGATTTTGAAATATTGTATTCTACTTCTCGAATTTCACACTTTCTCGCCATGATTTTTTGTGATTTTTTTAATTTATTTAGAATGAAGGACTTGCAGATATCTCTCTTAATATTCCAATCATCCTCCCAGATTGTTAAAAGTTTGATATCTTTTTTAGTAGATTCCTCTATTTTGTGAAGATGATAATTCTCATCTTTAAACTTTGATGAGTGCCACCACAATCCATTAAACTCAAAACCAATTTTGAGATCTGGTATGAAAATGTCAACTTCAAAAGGTTTAATAGCAGATTTATCATTAAACAATATTTCTCCATCATAATTTTCTTTAATAAAGTCGTAAATTTCTATCTGTGAAATAGAACTACTCTCAGAAATAGGGAAACAACTAGTACAAATACTGACACCGGAATTTACCCTATGATAAAACTGATAAGTTAATATTTTGAAGTCTTGATTACACTTGTGACATTTAAAAAGTAAATTAGTTGATACTAGTTTTTCAAAACCCAAAAAAGAAAACTCTTTTGGATCAATTTTATTGTTGATTCTATCTCTGTAATCATCATAAAAGTGAGAAATAGTTTTTGAATGAATTTCCTTATTCATCCAAGGATGAATAACACCATATTTTTTTAGAGACGTTGTTCTGAATGAATCTTTAAAACTACTTAATCTAAATTTTTGAATTCTTTTGTTCACAATCTCTTCAGAATAGCTTGGGTTTTCAACACCCCAGTTTTGCATCAAAGTCTGTTTAGATTTCTCACTAATTGTTTTCAAATTCATAGGTGAATTAAAACCATATTTTTTTTGATTTGTTTGAATTATTTTATCTTTTATTTGCTGTGACTGTGCAGGTGTTTTAGTACCATACTTAGAAATAGATTTTTCTTCTTTTATTTTTTGTATATCTGGATCTTTAGATGTACAACTTTTTGAGCAGTAGTTTAAATAACCAATCGATGAATTTTTGTACTTGACTTTGTTATTACAACTCGGGTTCTTACAAGTCGGCGGAGATTTATAATTATTAACTACTAAATATACTTTTTCTTTGAAAGGTAGATCTAGAATATTATTTTCTAGACAATATCTAACAATGTAATTATATTCTTCTAAATGATTTTTTATCAAATAAGACTCTTTGTATAATTTACCAGATGGGTCTTCTATTTTGAAAATTTCTAAATTCATAAAACATACCAATTTTACATATATATAAAATATTCCTAAACTTGTTTAAAATAAAAACCCCAGAATTTTCTGGGGTTTTAATATTAATACTGTTTAAGATTATGAATTTATAAATCCACCTGCAGATATAGCTCCTGTTCTCAAGATGGTTATATTGTTTACAATAATTCCCATACCCTTGTTTCACAAATAACGTCAGCTGCCAACTTAATTTGAGATCTTATCTCTGGTGTATTAAACGTCCATTGGAAATCTAACAACATTCTAGAAAGTTCTCTTTCAAGTTCAATCAATACTTCTCTAACGTGTATTAGAGAAAGTGCAGACTTAACAAGTACTTGTGCTGTGTTTTCTGTTTCAATCACAAATCCTCTATTTCTCTTGAATGTTAACGGATTCATTTGGGCTTGGTTTAAGTAATCCAAATCAGATGGAGTAAAGATTTGCTCAAGATCAAGAATACCGTTAATTCTACCGTTGTTAACACCCGCTGCGATAGTCCAAGGAACAACACTTGTAGTTGTACTCTTGTGCTTTCTCATAAAGGTCAATCCAACGTATGCTGCTGGCGGAACATCTATATTTCTACCCTGGTCATCTATTGTAACATATGGTAAGAAGTATCCAACAGTTGTTACACCAACTCCTTTACCAAATGAGTATAAGAAACTTGGATTAGATTCTGGATTAGCTCCTGCTGCAACAAACTCAAGTGCAACATTACCACTTGCGTCTTTGAACGATGGGTTACTAGAATTTTTAAACTGTTTCATTGACGGCATGTTTATTATACCAAAAGCATCTAAACGATCACCACAAATATCAACAAGTTGTTGCTTTGAATCAGCAGTTAATCCTAGTCCAAATGAGTCAATCAAATATCTGAAGTCAAATGCTTCTTTATTTGTCAACGCCTTGAATAAAGTTGTTCCTTTATTAACAACAGCGAGTATTTCATTCGTTGAAATCTCTAACTTTAATTGCAGAATCTGTACCCAGTTCAACATAATCTGGATCATTTGTCCACAACTTTTTAGTTAAAATTCTAGTAAGTTTCTTAGGCATCTCATCTGCTCTTAAAATCTCTGGATCAAATTCTGCCTCGAGATAATCACCAACTCTAACTTCACCATATCTATTTCTCTTTACTAAAACTTTATTAGGTACAGAAACCCAACCACTTGGGTATTCGAGTTCTAAAGTTTGCTTATAGTTACCTTTTTCAGACTTGATGAATAATGTTCCATTCGTAGCGATTGCACTACCAGCTGTCGAATTCTCTGAACTTAAAACAGATTGAGTACCAAGATTAAACTCAGTAAATTGTACGTAAAGATTGCCAGAATCATCAGTATAATTTTGTAAGTATATTGGTGAACCGTTAAACTCTTTGTTATATCCGTAAATCTTAGTAACGTTAATTGTCTCATCAACAATAGATTCTAACACTTCATATGCGTAGTAGCTATAAGATCCTGAATCAATCGTGTTAATAACACCGTTGCTATATGTAGCGAGTAAAAATGCTCTACCACCAATAACACCACTTGCATCAGAAGGAAGTGTTAATCCATTTTCAATAGTTAATCCATCATCCCACTTAGCAGTATATGCTCCCTTGTTTAAAGTACCAGTAACTAAAAACTGATACCCATAAGTTGGATCAGTATATTCATCGCCCTCGATTCCAGTATCAAAATTAGCTAAATACGCCTTGTTTTGTGTTGTGTAGGTCTTACCCTCCTCAACTCTAAATATTACATAGTTGTATCCATCAAGTGACGCTGTTATGCCAGAACCCTTAATGAATTCCACTTGTACACCATCCCAGAGTTCATTCTGGAAGAACACATCACCAGTACTGATATTTCCTTGCCAACAACACCATATGATGCAGTTGTTCCATCTAATACTGGAATTGTATTTTTTGTTTCCATACCAGCGTAGTCAATCAACAATTCATCATCGATTTTATAGAACACCAATTCACCGTATGTCATAATATCTGAAATCTCAGCGCTTGTAAGTCCAGTTGACATAACAAAAGACTTATTCACAGTTGTACCAGTCTTTATGCTTCTAAATGATACTTCACTCAATGACTTTTTAGTAGTCGTAGTTCTTGGATCTACTAGAAGTAGTCCTTTGAATGTATTCGAAGTATTAATGTATGTCAACATTGAGTTAAATAACTTGAACTTTCTATACTGTTCAAAGTTCTTAACGTCAGGTGTAGAATTAGTATTCAAGAATGTGATCAAAATATCACCTTCAGCTAAAACCTCAGTGACTGTTGAAGCTGTACTAAACGTGTAGTCAGTACCGTATGCAAGTGGTATATAAGATAGTCCACCACCACCTGATTGCGTAGCCACTGTAACATCTACAAAACTTGGAGTACCAGTGAAAATACCACCATATAAACTTACAGTTCCATAACCAAGTACAATATCAGTTGTACCAACTGTAACTCTAGTACTAGCAACTGTAGATTTCTTTACTACAACACTACCACTAGGGTCTAATACATAGGCAATACTATAAGATTGAGTACCTGATGATGTTGGTAATTGTGGATAATCTGTGTAAGTAATTTCAGTAGACTGTGTACCAGAAGCAATCGAAACTAACGATCCACCATTTATCATATATGCATTATCAGAAATAAGATCAGCCGTATAGCTCAACTGAATACTTTGTGTTGTTGTAACTAAATCACTACTTCTATAAAAATCATTGACATAACCTTCCGCAAACCAATATGTTCTGTTTGGCCACTTAATGTAATTTAAATTAGTATCATCATTTGGTCCACTAATAACCCCACCTCTAACTGATGTTGAGTCATTCAATGAATGTGTAAATGAACCTTGTGCAGATCTGACGCCAGCGTTTGAAAGTATAGCTGAATTAGTACCAAATAGACCAACCACGTTACCTGGTCTGTCTAGTACTCTATTAGTAATAGCTACAGTTTCTGTAATTTGTTCATCATATGACAAGAACTTGATTGAAAGCTCACCGTCAGCAGTTCCATCATTAGCATCGAGAGATGCATAATACGTTTCTTCTGAACTTGGCGGGTTAGACAGTAGGTCATCACCAACTAAAGAGTTACCAATCAAGTCGATAAGACCAGTTGGATAATCTGTTTCAAAAAGTTCGTTATTAAATGCACAGAATAAGCCGGTTTTGTCAGTATCTTTGTTTATTATAGATTCAATAAATATATTTCTACCATTTAAATCTCTAAAATATGGAATCAAAGACACTCCCTCATAATACGCTAGCAAAGTGACATTTCTATCATTAGCAAATGCACTAAGTTGATTCTTTTTCAAACCATCCTCTGCAAAATAAAGTGTCCATCTAGGATCCACAGACAATTCACTGTAATTAGACCAATCTCCACCCACAACCACGACATCTACTAAGTAGTCAGATGCCAAATCTGTAGGATAAACATATGGTGGAAGCTTTTCCTTAGAGCCATACCACTCAAGCATTGATCTGTTGAAACCACTAATTTGTGATTTAACTACAAAAACTGTAATATATTTATCACCTAAGTTTGTTAGATTTAATACACGACCATTATAACCAGGATTGTTTCTTGTAAGATCAACGAATGCCTCGGGATCTCTTTTCCAGAATCCTGTTGTATCAAAGAATTTTCTAAAAGAATCTATTCTTTCGATATCATTATTTTTAAATGTAGTTGCAGATAATGATTGATACTCAACTGTATCAAGTGTATCATCTGTCAACAAAAGGTTCATACCATAAATTGGTCCTGCCTCTAACATTTTTGTAATTGTTCTATGAAAGAATGATCCTCTTCTTTCTAATCCTCTATCAATAGACCCGAATGTGTTCTCAAGATCACTCAATGTATTCAAAAGAATAGCTGAGTTAACTGGTCCTTTTCTAGAAAAACCAATAACAAGATTTGCAAAACCAGTATCCGGAATCGGACTGGTCACAATGGTCTTGTCAATCTCTTCGATGAAGATACCTGGTCTTTTGTATTTACCGATTTGAATTGCCATATTTTTTAATTATTTTTTATTTTATGTTTTATATATTAAAAGAAAAAATCATTTTTTTTCTATTTTTATATTTTACTTGCGAGTTTTTTTATTCTCTCCTCTTCGTCTTTCATGTCTTTCTTGAAGTCTTCTCTCTTCTTTTGCCAATTAAGTATATCTCGATTTAGCATAGTCTTGTTCTTCTGAATATTATCTCTTAGCTCTACTAATTTCTTTTTATTTCTATCTAAACTTAATTTTATCTGAGAAGATCTATCTGGAGTGACTTCCATATTATTTTCATCGTTTAACCTATTGATATCATCATTTGTCTTTTTAATCCTATCCTCGTCTTTAGAAATTGCTGTTTGTAAAGCCTTCTTTCTTCTCTCTTGTCTTAGAATAGATTCAAATTCTTTTAAATACTTGTTTCGTTGTCTATTCTCTTTCTTACTATTATAAACAGTTGAAAGTAATTTTTGCTCTAGTTCCGAGTCATTCGCAATCTTTTGATCATTGAAGATATTCTCCATCTGTTGTCTTTTAGCTTGAAATTCCTTTAAAACATTTTGTGCATCCTGAAGAGCATTCAATTGAATCTTTTTAGTTTCTGCGTCTAATCCAGGATCTTCAGCCACTGACTTTACATCATCAGTACCCTCGAGCTCATTAGCTTCTAAAAAAAATGTATATTTTTTTAAATACTTCATGGTGCAATGTTACTCAAAATCTTTCTGGATTTCTTCTTTATTTTTCCAAGACTTAGAATACGTTTTATCTAATAAATCCCAAATCTTTTTACAAACACCTTCTGATACATTATATTGTTTATTGTTAATAACGAGTGTATAGTATTCTGGTTTTGATACCCCAATAAATAGTTTAGTAGAACCTCTTCTTGGTGAAGAAGATTTTTGAATTGCTATATTATACACATTTGAATTTGAAGTAAAGGTGATAGTTCTTTTATAATCAGCGTATTTTCCTATATTACCGGACTTACCATCACCTGATTCTAAAGACTGTTTTAAAGAACTGTATATTTTTTGAGCCAGTGCATCATCTTCTTTAGAAAAAAATGGAATAGTAAATGTTTTTTTAGGAGAAGTTTTTTTTACTTCGGCATCCTTTTTTTTACTAAAAAAATTAAAAAATCCCTCATATGTTTTTAAGGTTTTCATTTCTCAGTTAATATATTTTTAGCCACATTACTTTTAACATAATTAGTCTCTATTGTGGTCTTAATCTTACCAGGAGTATAATTATTAATGAATCCTAGATAAGGTGAATTATCTTTTTTATTAACCAAAATATCCAAAGAAACAATTTCAACATCAACTCTTGTATCATTTTCACCATCATTTAAAGTATCTCTTCTGGGTTCACTAAGATCAATCCATCTTAATTTAGTTGTACTTCCAACTTTCAAAGTAGCACCAGATTTCAAAAGACTAGATAAAAGAATGTCTTTTACAGATTCAGTCTTTTTAATGTCACCAGAAACTGATGTGAAGTTAAAAGGAAAATTACCAGTTGCCATCAAAACTAATGGGTAACCCATAGCAATTCCCTTATATGTACAGAAAAATACTTTTTCTTTATCTCCAATTTTTGCCTT